AGATAAACTAGGCGAGTTGGTGAAATCAAATAAGCCTGACTAAGCTGCTTCCAATTTGCCGCTGGCTCTAAAGAATCGGGCCACCTCATACGCGGCATCTTCTGACGTGAACTTCGCTAATACACTTCCAATCCCAGCGCCTACTTCACTATCAACAGAAATCAGATAGAGTCCTTTTCCGTCGATAAAGGGATTTTCATGCTTGGCCAACTCCGCTTCTGCGGCTGTAATCTCACCTATGACAAGACTTTGTCGATTTGTCGATTTTGCAACCGCCTGAAAACTCATAGTTTTTCTCCGTGGAGTGTCCTATGTCAACATTAAAACAACCGCGAATCTCTGTAAACAAGCTTGCTGAATATATGGTTTCCAAAGCGGCGAGGCAGCGGAAGCTATTAAAAGACCGCAAGTACCCAGACGAAGATTTCAATATCGGCATGTACCATCGCGAGGCTGCGGAAGCCGTGTCTCAGTATCTCGCGTCGGACCAACTCAGCACCGATGGTATCGACAATCAAATTGCGATCATCGCGCAACAAGCTCCGGCCTCAGTAGGGACGCAGAGGCGATTGAACGCCAATATTGAAGCGATGGAACGCTTCCTCAACATGCTTGATGACTTTGACTTCAAAAGCGCAGAGCCAAACCTAGGTGAACATAGCCCACCTAAATTGACATATCACGGCGTAGAAATCTCTGTGCGCCCCGAAATCATTTTGCGAGGCACGGTCAAAGGAAAGCCCGTAGTCGGGTGTGTCAAACTGCACTTCCCAAAGGGCTTTTGCATGACCGATGAAACCGCTGGGTTCGTATCGGCTGCTGTACAAGAGTATTGCTCAAGGCATGTCGCTACTGCCGATGAGACCGTTTATCCTGCATATTGTCAGGTACTGGACGTTGGGAGTGGGCAAGTATTTGAAGGTGTGAAAGCAACTAAAGCGCGCCTCAAAGACATTGAAGATACATGCCAGAATATTGCGGCAATCTGGGCGTCTATATAACCAATCTGGTTAGTCCAACCCACGCAATTCTGCCGTTTTTCGCAGTGGGTTTGTAAACTGCACAATCGCCTAGTTAAACGGAACATCGCGATAGTGTGATTCGACAGAAATCACGTTTGATCGGGCGGCTGCGCCCCCTTCGCAGGGGGCCGGCCGCCCGTTCGTGTTTGGACCACCGCGAACGAAGGATTGTAATCTATGGGTAAAACCAATGGCTTGTCCCAGACTGCAGCCAACCGTGGCCGGAAGATTAATACGCGCTGGCGAGACCATTTTCTGGAGGCACTGGCAGAGTCCTCCAATGTGACGAAATCCGCCGAAGCCGCCGGCATCCCGAAAGGCAAGGCCTATCGCACCCGCATCAATGAACCGGAATTCGCACGGCGATGGATGGACGCATTGTACGAAGGGTATGAGCATCTGGAAATGGAAGTTCTTAGACGGCTGCGCGCCGGTGACTTTCAGACAGAGAATGGTGACAAGTATGACTTTGGCGCAGTCGTCCGACTGCTCACTATGCATCGCGAGAACGCTGCAAGAGCCCAAGCCGCCAAACGCAATATAAGCGCGACCGAGATACGCAGCTCTATTGATCGCAAGGTCGAAGAAATCCGTTTGCGGGTGATGCGAGAAGCCAAGGAATATACGAACAATGGAGACTGATCGATTGGACTGGTTGGCCAGCGCCAACCCCAAGTTTCGCGATCAATTGGTCCAATGGTTGAACTGCGATGAAAAAGAAGAACTTCCTTATCACTGGCCATTTTGGGCCAGAAAGGCCCAATTGCCGCCTGCAGCCGATTGGCGCATTTGGCTGGTGATGGCCGGACGTGGGTTTGGCAAAACCCGGACCGGGGCTGAATGGGTACGCGAAATTGCCGAAGCAAATCCGCAAGCAAGGATCGCGTTGATATCTTCTTCTTTGACAGAAGCCCGTGCGGTAATGATCGAGGGAGAGAGCGGCCTCCTAGCCTGCTCACCGCCAAACCGAATGCCAGTTTTCGAAGCATCTTTGCGCCGGGTTCGGTTTCCCAATGGCGCGATGGCACAGATATATTCGGCAGCAGAACCAGAAACTTTGCGAGGCCCCCAACACAGCCACGCTTGGTGTGACGAAATTGGGAAATGGCCACTCTCACATGATCGCGCGACGCATTGTTGGGACAATTTACTGATGGGATTGAGGCTGGGCGAGGATCAAAAGGTCATCGTCACCACGACACCCCGTAGCGTACCGCTGGTGCGCCGTTTGATCGAAGGCCAAACGAACGGATCGACCGTTGTTACCCGAGGGAAAACGATTGAAAATTCGGGCAATCTGCCAACAAGCTTCATTACGGCAATGCATGATGAATTTGCCGGAACCCAATTGGCCCGGCAAGAATTAAACGGCGAACTGATCGCAGACGTCGAAGGGGCGCTGTGGAATCGTTCAATGATTGAACAGTCGCGCCAATCAGTAACCGCGCCCGATCACATCCGGGTTCTGGTGGCTGTCGATCCGCCTGCTTCGGCCCGCGGCGATGCCTGCGGCATTATAGTTGCAGCATTGGGTGCAGATGGCATTGGCCGGGTTCTGGCAGACTGCTCGGTCGAGAATGCAAGTCCAGACGGCCGTTGCTAAGGCAGCCCTTCTGTGGGGTGCCGACCGCGTCATTGCAGAAGCAAATCAGGGCGGTGCCATGGTCGAAAGCGTCTTGCGCGCCGCTGACTGCGCGCTGCCGGTCAAACTGGTGCATGCCAGCCGCGGCAAAGTGGCACGAGCAGAGCCGGTCGCAGCCCTATATGAGGCCGGAAAAATACGGCACGTCGGCCTTTTCGCCCAGTTGGAAGACCAATTGTGCGGACTGATGGCGGGCGGCACCTATGAAGGTCCCGGCCGCAGCCCCGACCGCGCCGACGCATTGGTCTGGGCGCTGAGTGAATTGATGTTGGGGCGCGGAGCCGTACCCCGAGTGATGAACGTCTAAAAATCGAGCTGAAAGGGACGATATGTCTTTTCTTGAAAATCTAGCCACCGCCTTCAAGGGCGGCGGTGCCAATCGCGTGCCTTTGGCGCGCGGCTTTGTCTCCCCCTGGGCGCTGGCCTTGGGCAATACCAATGCTGGAGGCAGCTTCAATTATGGCCAATCTGTGCAGCAGGGATTTCTAGCCAATCCGATTGCGCAGCGTGCGGTGCGGATTGTCTGCGAAGGCGTAGGTAGAGCGCCCATTTCCGCCACCAACGAGCGGCTGATAGCAATGGTTAGCGCAACCAGCGCTGGCCAATCGCTGATTGAGACCTTGTGCGCCCATGTGCTTTTGCACGGCAATGGCTATGTCCAGATCATCAAAGATGCAGCAGGCGCTCCGGTCGAGTTATTCGCCCTTCGCCCAGAGCGTGTTTCGGTTGAGGCCGGGCCCGATGGCTGGCCTTGTGCTTACCAGTACAAATTGGCCTCGCAGACGATTTCCATCCCGCTGGAAGATGACAATGGCTGGCCCAACATCATTCACATAAAAGCAATGCACCCCAGCGATGACCACTATGGCGCAGGATCGCTCGCAGCAGCCGATCAGGCCATCGCAGTTCATAATGCGGCCTCTCAATGGAACCGCTCGCTGCTCGACAACGCCGCCCGGCCATCGGGCGCTCTGGTCTATGAAGCTGATGATGGCGCCGCATTGACGAACGATCAGTTCGATCGGTTGAAGTCCGAACTGGCTCAAGCCTTCGCAGGGCAAGGCAATGCAGGCAGGCCCATGCTGCTCGACGGCGGGCTGAAATGGCAAAGCATGGCATTAAGCCCGGCGGACATGGATTTTGCGACACTGAAAAGCGCTGCTGCGCGCGACATTGCGCTGGCCTTTGGGGTCCCGCCCATGTTGCTGGGCCTGCCCGGCGACAACACCTATTCCAACTATCGCGAAGCCAATCGAGCGTTGTGGCGGCTGACACTGTTGCCGCTGGCTGAAAAGCTGTTGTCAGCTCTTCGGGAAGGGCTTTCTCCCTGGTATGACGATGCGCAGCTGAAGATCGATCTGGATCAGGTTCCCGCCCTTTCTGAGGATCGCGAACGCTTGTGGAAGCAAGTGTCTGACGCATCATTCCTAACTGATGATGAAAAACGCATGATGCTGGGGCTGGACCCCAAGGAGGCCGCCCAATGAGTCGGGAAGATCTGATCGCGAGACTGATGGCTCAAGCCGCCAATGAAGGCAGCGAGCTAGTTACATTGCGCGCCATTGTTGAAGAAACCAGCGAACTGACCACGGACCGTGTTTTGTCCCGTCTAGGTCTGTCTGATTCCAACGCTCAAGATGATCTGGAGGAACTGCGCGAGCTGCTCCGCGCCTGGAGAGATGCCAAATCGAGCGCCTTTAAGGCCTGTGTTGATTGGATCGTGCGCGGATTGCTCGCATTGTTGCTAATCGGCATTGCCGTGCGGTTGGGCCTGGGAGAATTGCTAAGATGACCCGGTCACCCACCCCATCGCTTCGGTTTGCTGGATATGCCGCATTGTTCCGTATACCCGATGCCGCTCGTGATATCATTCGACCCGGTGCTTTTGCGCGGACCTTACAGGGGCGCAAACAAAGCGTCCCGCTGTTTTGGCAGCACAACCCTGAACAGGTCATCGGCCAGGTTGAGACCATTGCTGAGGATGAACGCGGCCTGCGCGTCATCGCCCAGATCGATAATGCTGAAGGTCGCGCTGCGCAGATGTTGAAGCGCGGCGACGTTGACGGAATTAGCTTTGGCTACCGTGCTAGAAAATACCACACCGAAGAAACAGGCCGCGTTCTGGATGAAGTCGATCTGTTCGAAATCAGCCTGGTTACCCAGCCGCTACAGCATGGCGCGCGGGTGCATATGATCGCTTAAAAACACATCTGCAATCCAGTCCGGTGACCCCATCGGCCGAACCGCACGCTCATATTTTTGAAATTTCTACCAGGTCGCCAGTGAGGCGGCCTTTTTCATGCCCAACAGAAAGGTTGAATGCCCCATGGAAACTACCCCTGAAACCAACACTCAGCAACTTGAAGCCAGTTTCGACATTGTCGAACGGCAAGATCAGGCTGATGCGAAAATTGCCACGCTCCGCTCTGATGTGGACGAGGTGAACGCGAAACGCTGGTTTGGCGTGTTGCCGAGCTTGACGATGCGTTGGAGCCAGGCAGCTATGTTAGTGTGCCAGGCCATGTCGGGAACTGGCGCATCTCCACATGGGAATGGCTCGATCGAGGGC